TGCCAGTATTCAACTTGAGTTGTTGATCCAAGTGTGATGCGGATAAAAATCCAAAAATACCAAGACTTGTAATCAAGAGCAAAACAAAAACAGAAAAGGTCAAGTATGATTTGATAAAAAATGGCGCGTCGTGCCAGTTATGATATAACCAAGATACTGCTACAAGTTTTGCTATTTCAAGAATAGTTCCCATTATGACTATTGGCCAAAACACACCAGAAAAAATGGTGGTTAGCCCAACTATAGAATAATATCCTGCAACAGAGGAGAGCAACAGTCCTGTAATAAAGACTATGATAGCTAATATGCGATGTTTCATTTTTGTATTTATATTTTGTAACCATATTCTCTAAACTGCTTAACGCTATACTCTGTTCCGTGCTTTTTATTACATTTCTTGATCGCCCGCTTCAACTGAAGTCTGGGGCATTTTTCTATTATGCTGATGCCACTTAGGTGGTCAAGCTCATGTTGAACAACTCTTGCTTCGAAGTTTTTGAACTCTCTTTTTCTACTAACTCCGGCTACATCATAATACTCTGTAGTAATATTAGTATGCCTGTGAACTGGTATTACTAAATGGGGAAATGAAAGACAAGACTCATCTTCTTCAATGATATATCCGTGACCAACACTGGTGCCAGTTATCATCATATTGAAAAATGATTGCGGTATTCCATCAAATAAAGTAGCAAAGGCATGGAAGGGCGAACCAATCTGATTTGCTGCTAATCCAACACCACCATACGTTTTCATAGTATCAAATAAGATTTTTTCTATCATATGAGCTTTAGCTAATCCTTCTTTACCTACAGTGATCATAAAGTCAAAGTCTATTTTTTTTCTCAAAAATGGACTATCGATAGGAACTAGGTTATACAAAGAAAGACTCCAATGAGTTTACTTTTTTATCTTTCCACCCAATGGCAGACAAAATCATCTTGAGTGGCTCCACGAATGATTTTTCGTATTGTGTATTATAGTCTATATATTTCTCAAGGTCAAGCTCTTTTGGCAACCCTTGGGGGAATGCTATAATGTTTCCCCCGGTTGGATTTGGTTCCTTCAAATAAAGGAACTTGATCTTTTCGCCTTCTTTGATTATTTGATACTTTTTGGTGAGAGATTTCTTCGTTATCTGCTGATTATATATAATAGAACCCCTAACGTGGATTGGGGTTCCTTTTTTATATGCATCCGTTTTCTTGTCTTTATAAAAGTTCAGTCCATTCATTCCTCTGGGGAATGCTATGTCCGAAGAAGGAAGCTTTGCAAACTCTTCCCGAAAGTTTTGGATAAACTCAATAATGCATTCTTCATTTTTATTCAAAATAATGTCTATTGCTTCTTTGAGTTTTTCCCGACAAGCATTTGGCGTTGAAGATTTGATCATCTCCAAACCGACAATCTTTACAGTTGGCGTGGTGTAGGCGACTCCTTCATTATTATAGACATTCAAAATATACCGCTTTTTCGCTGTCCAAATGCCCTTATCAGCAAGAATCTCGCGTTTCATTATCATTCTTTGTTCTAGGGCATTAGTATATCCAGCAAGGTCGTTATAAGCATCGTTGATAACCGGTTGTATTTTAGTTTCGCAGACTTTATCCAAGAAGGAAATAACTTTTTTTGTTTCTCCTGATATATCCTGTTGAACAAAAGTTCTAGATACCAGTTCATCAAAAGACAAAAACACCGAGTCCGTATCCGATCCAATAACATAGTCTTTATCTCCAGTCTTCAGTAGCTTATTTAGATATAAGTTGAGTTTGAGGGCCACCCACCTAATGGAAAGTTGCCCGGCGGTTGTAATAGCAGTTGCTTGTCTAATATCAAAAAAGCGGAAATAGGGGGATCCAAAAGCCCCATATGCTGAGTTTAGACAAACTTTTTTCGCAAGCTGAAGATTATTATACCTGGCTATCCTAGATTCAATCTCTTCCTTCTTCGTTTCCTCGGTTTCTTTTTCCAAATCCTTCTTGGCTTCTATGGCCTTCTTTTTATATATTGCTCTTACTTTATACATCTCTTCCATCATTTCTGGAAGAAATCCTTTATATTCTCTCTTGAAAAACTGGCCATTTGGTGTTAGTACAACATTATTATCTTTGAGTGGTGTAGTATCAATCTTTTTAGCTAATAAAGATTCTATATCAGTTCTATTAGTAGATACAAACTTCCTTATCCCATCGGTGTATTTTTCCGGTTCAATAAAAGTATCTGGCGAAATGTTGTTTTGGATTATAAGCATTGGATACAGAGAAGCAAGGTCAAAAGAAGCAATCCACTTGTGCAATCCTACTATAGGGTCCTTCACATATGCGCCAATATATGATTCATCCTTTGTGTGGCTTTCTATTGGGGGGACCACTATATTGTTTTTCTTTAGGTGGTTATATATTAGACAGTCCCACATTCGGACTTGCTGGAAAACATCTTCATAGTTAGTTTTACTATCATAGGCCAAAGTTAGTGCCAGATCGAGGAGCTTTAGCTTGTTATCCAACTTTTCGACTAGTTCAACGTCTCTAATATTATACTCAATAAACTTTTGGAAATCCTCTTTATAAAGAGTGTGGAGACTATCATATTCCTCATACGATAACTTGCGTTCATTCAACTCAACGTGGCAAATATAATCCAGTTTATAGGATTCTTTTGATTGCCCCTTTTCGGCAAACTTCCTATATAGTTCAATATAATCCAATACTGCTATGCCGGAAGGCAAATATATTGTTTTTTCCTTCCCCATAACATATCTTCTTCTTTCCACCAAATATCCCCAAGGGGACAATCTCTTGAGAAAGTCTTCGCCCAATAGATTTCTTATACGATTTACCAAATATGGAATATCAAACCCCGATATATGCCACCCTGTTATAATATCTGGATAGTTTCCAGACCATTCATCAATAAATCTCTTGATCAGGTCTATTTCATCAAAGCACTTTATATAACGCATATCGCTTCTGGTGTTGGTGAAATCACCACAACCAAAAGTTACAAACTTATCATTCATTTTATATGTGATAGCAGTTATTTCTTCGGTGGCCGTTGCAGGATCGGGAAATCCATTGGCCGAAGCGACTTCAATATCAAGATTGCAAATAGAAAGGCATTTTCTATCCCAGAGCACTTCATTGGGGTACTCATCGGATATGAAGGTATATTCATACCTCCTATTACCATAGATTTTGAAGTTTTCAACACCTTCATATCTTTTGATAAAGTCCCTACAATCGCGAATATTCCCCGGCTTTATCTCGGAAACATATTCTCCCAAGATAGTACCAAAGTTAGTAGGATTTTGTGATTTGATATATAAGGTGGGATTGTAGTTTATTTTTTGTCGTATTCGTTTTCCATTTTCGACCCCACGATATAAAACCATAGAGCCGAAAATCTGAACATTTGTATAAAACGATATAGGATTTACGGAATGATAAGGTTTGATTTTGCCACCAAAAGTCCGCTAAATATTGATTGATATTGATTTATAAACTCCTGAATAGGAGTTGTTATAACAAGCACATGTGATTTGTCTATCGTGAATGTCTTCTCACTAGAAAACTCAAGATAAGGAGCAAATCCAACAGTTGGTGTTTTGGGGTCGGTCTTACTGGGCACGACCATCACACGAATAGGATTTTTCAAGGTAAGGATATTATCTATAGTGTTATATTCAGTATCTATACTGGGGATAACTTCCGCAATAATATCCTCCATAGTGATAAGCTTGAGTAGTTTTATGTTTAGTCCCATTAGTTTACCTCTTCCATAAGAAAATCATAGACCTGGGTTGTTATCCATTTTTCTGGAGTTATACCCATTTTTATACCGGCTTCATTAGTATACTCGTAAGAGTTCTCTCTGTCAAGAACTTTTACGACTTTTTCCCAACGCTTATCATAGTCTCGTTGGACTATTTGAGTTTCCAAGATTATCATTTCCTTTTCATTCATGTACATTATGCGTATCCCCAATCTTTAGTCGATTCGTGCTTCAAAAGTTCTTTTATTTCTTCAACGCTTTCTAGGACAGAGTATTCTTTCCCATTATTCATCGTTATAACAACATATTTCTTTGCTATATCACCAGTAACAGTGCGTGCTTGGTCTATCGATGATATATGATATTTACATAAAGATACTATACTATATCTACAGTTCAGTGTTATGAAGTCACTCATTTAGTACCGCATCCACCTTATCTTTTATGGTTTTTAGTATTCCTATTTTAGCAAAAATCAACAAACTATCACTATCCATATTGAATGTAACAATAGCTCCTCCATCTGGTTGTTCTTCTATTTTTACAACTTCTATATTTGGAGAGTTGGTAGTTACTAATGATGGGTCTGCAATCATAGTTTCATTCATAGTATTATCATAATCAATCATTTTTTGGATCCTTTATACGCATTTTGTCAACCCAGAAAGTTCCGGGAATTCCCTTTCTAATAAAAACAGGGCCTCTTTTATATTTCCCCTTTGATATTCCCAATAAATCGATTTCATATTTTTTCTATGAAGATCGTCGGCGATGCCGCATCCCACCCTATAACCACGACATTCCAATTCTTCTATTAGTTCGGTGTTGGAAAAATCTTCTAAGCTCATAATATACTCATCCTTTATACTGGAGTTTTTGCTTTATACGCATATTTAGAATATGGTAAGTAGCAATCATAGGGGTTCTCGTCGTCTGATAACTCAACAAGGTTATAAGCTTTGACGTTTTTATCAGAGCAAGTCCATTGCTCTTCCTTGAACCTTTCTGGCGCCGAGTTCCTTAGCCAATCATTAGTGCTCTCTTGTTTACGCTTATACCACCAATCTATTGTGGAAGGGTCGGGCAGTCTCCTAATATAACTTGAGTTTGCCCAAAAGAAGTTGCCTCCATAGCAGGGATATTCTTTTTGATAGTTTACTCCGGCAACATCATATGTCTTTAGCGCCTCAACACAAGTCCTCCAGTTGGTCAATACTCCCCAGTTTGAGAATTGTCTTCCATAATAGTATTGCTTGTAAAGCTGTAAGTTTCCCCTAAGTAGTGCTCTGTGAACAGCTGTTATTCCTTTTGAATGAAAATAAAGAAGTTGAAAATCTTCTTGCAAGCAATCAGAATAGAGTTTTCTAAATGTTACGTTTTCTGATATAATAGCATTACTTTCAAGATTTTTTATCATCTCCTGATCATTTGGGAACGAGTTCAAGACAAACTCTATTTCTATGGGTAATGTTCTTAGGCCTTCAGTCTGGCAAAGCGAATAAAATGCCTGTGCTCTTCCATCTTTTTGTGTAACACAAGTAACTTTTAGTTTATCAAGTTCTCCCAGAAGGCCAGCGTCTTCAAGACATTTGAACTGTTCCAGGAATATATTTGACCAAACACCGATATCGTCAGTCAAGTAAATATGGTAATAGGCGACTTTCTTGGTCACTAATCTTTCCACCAGAACCAAACGTCTTGGAGGCAGTTATTGATTTCTTTCCCAACAGAAGCAGCATATTCTCTGGCTGCTTTGCCAACTCCATCTACCGATGTATAATCATGCCCAGAACATAATCCACCACGCTTCAGCTTGGGATAATAATGTTTGCAATCAAGAAGGACTTGTTCATAGGTATGTAATCCATCAATAAAGATAAAATCCAGTGTTTCATCTTTGAACAGATTTGCTCCATCATCCGATGTAACTCTGTAAAGTTTGAACTGGCCATTGTCTCTATATTGATCCAACCTTTGGCGCATATGAGAATACGCTTGATCACTCCAAGAGACATATCCCCACCAATCTTGGTAATCTACATAAGGATCCACACCGTAAAGAAATGACCCAGGAATACTCTTGATCAGATATTCTGAAGTTGCGCCTTTATCAACACCTATCTCTACTCCAACAGGATTTGTTATTCCCCTTGCAAGCAAAAGACTAGGAAGGTCCTTGGCTGGGCACCAATCGGGATGTGATGGGTCCCATCCTTGTCTTTGGGGTTCTGGTGCGTTATCATCAATGATGTTTAGTTTCATAAAAGTTTCCCTATCTTTTTATTGTTCATTTCGTTTATATTTCTCCGAAAAAAGTAGTTTGGCTTCCCCATTGTTCAAAACAAGGCAGCGCACCTCTCCGGACTTTTTATCGTAATAAAGTCTGCCCCAAGAAGCATAGCATCTTGTATATTCTCTTTCATAC